CATCCCCGGCACCACCGACTCGAACCGCACCGTCGTACAGGACGGCCAGTGCGTAGGCTATCGCTACAAGGTTTCTCCTTACATCGACTACGCTATCGCCTCCAACGGTATCGCCACCAAGGACGCTACCTACCGCTACATCGGTATCGGTCACTTCGGCTACCTGAACGAGCAGGTCTATGCAGACGGCATCGAGTTCAACGTCGATGGCACCTCTCAGGAGAACTTCGACCGCAACGTCATCGCCCTCGGCATGGGTCTCGACTACTCTCTCGTGGAGCTCAGCTCTAAGGTCAACGGCAACACCTCCGGCAAGCCCCAGGCCTTCAAGCTCATCAAGCTCGTGGAGCCTACTTCTTCTAACGAGATTGGCGGCTAAACTCTCTTCGCTCTCAACTTCTGGGATTAGTTCCTGCCGGTTGGTCGCCCCGATGCGCTGCAAAGGTCGTCGGCCAATCGGTTCCCCAGAGGGTTCGGGAATGATACGAAAAGAAATGTATAACAAGTCAAACTGATAGCAATGCTCAGACTCGACAAGATATTCTTCGATGCCATCACCGCCGACGCGGAACTGATGCAGGCCGTTGGCGGTCGCGTGAAGTCCACATGCTTCGAGGTCAGCCCTGAAGATACGGACAACACACCGCTGCCATACATCATCATCATCGATGAAGGCAAGGCACCAGCACAGACGACGAAGGATGACGAATGGATGCCGAGTCAGTGGCGCGTGAGTGCCGGTGTCGAAGTCGGTGCGAAAAGTCCTAACGATGTAGATGCGCTGGTGATGAAGGCGATGAAAGCCATTGCCAACTATATCGTCACCATGTCCATTCACGGCGAGGATTTCCCTTATCTCAATGAAGGATTCCCGCAGACGCAGGGTATCGCTTGGGACTGGACAAAGCCCTGTTACTTCGACGTGGCCCACTATCAGTGCGACATAAACTACAACGGAGATGAGCAAGAAGGATAATAAAGTCATCGACGAAAAGAAGCTCAGCGGCACCACGATCCTGACGGGTAAGACTCGTGATGAGGTGGCGCAGAAGTTTGACGAACTGAAGGCATCCTGTGAGGGTGCTACTCTCATGGCTGGTGCCGTAGGACAGAAGGCCGATGGCACCTTTGAACTCAGAATTGACATTGTACAACCATAATCGATTTAAGAAATATGGGAACTCTTAAAGGACAAAACTTTCGCATCTGCACTTACGACATCACTGCCGCTAAGTACAAGGTGATAGGAATGGCGACTGGATGCACGGTGAATTTGCAAAATAATACCGAAAGCGGTACGCATAAAGACGTAGTTGGTTCTGCTGATATGCCTGTGACTGTCAGCAAGAGTTGGTCTGTTTCATGCGACTCGCTCAACGTGGCCGACGCTGCCGCAATGCTCACCGCCATCAAGTCGATGGAACCGATGACCCTTATGTGGGATGAGACCTCGACCACCGACAACCAGACTCGTGAAAAGGCTGCTTTCGCCCGCAAGGGTTCGGCTTACCTGAATGACGTGACTTTCAACTTCAACGACAGGGAGAACAGCACGAAGTCGCTCCAATTCACTGGTAGTGGCCCGTTGCAGGCTGTCGGTTCGTCAGAGGCTACGGATGTCATCGCCCTCGGTTCTTACACCAAGGGTCAGTTCGTGCGTCTATTCCTGAGCAGCGACAACACCGCAGCACCTGCTACGGTTATTGGTGCCGCAAAGACGCTCAGTCTGCATGTCAGCCTGACGATGGAAGATGCGACGACAAAAGACACCACAGGCGAATGGCAGATTCAGGAGCCTACTGGACTCAGCTACGATATCACCACTGGTGCACTCGTTCGCAGTGGCGATACTATCACCTCTGCCGTTGGTGCAAAGGGTCTTTCTGATCTCGAAACCATCCATGAGACTGGCACGCCGGTCAAATGGAAGATTTCAAACACTGGTGGCGACAACAACCGCACGGCATCCTCTACGATTGTCAGCGGTTCCTGCTTGCTGACTCAGTTGGCTATCAACGCACCGAATCGTCAGAACGCCGACTACACCGCCACACTCAACGGCTACGGCGACTACACGGTGGCCGCATAACACTCTATCAGCCGTCCGCCTGTCTTTCCTTCTTCCTTGGTAAGCAGCGCGGGCGGTTTTTCATCACTTAATCCCAGAAAACAATGAAGACAAAGGAAATAACCATTAATGGTAAGAACTATGCCATCGTCTTTAACGTGAAGACGATGATGAATTTTGAGGAAATCAGCGGTAAGTCGTTCTTTGGCGAAGACTTTTCCCATCTGAAAGAACGTATCGCTATTATCATCGCTGCCGTGCTTTCTGCTAACGAGAAGGTAACGCTCACCGTAGAAGAAATAATTGAGGGTGAAGAATACAAGTCATTGCAGGAAATCTTTGCGGCATATCGGGCCGTAATGGAACTGGCTGGAGAGTTCTTCCAAGTTCCCGAAATCGAAAAGCAGAACGAACCAGAACTGAAGGAAGACGATGATAAGCCAAAAAACTGACATCCGCTCACGAACTATTTCAGTTGTTCGTGGGCGAAATAGGATTTAGTTATAACCGCTTCCTTTTTGGTTTGCTATGGTGGGAGATAAAAAGCATCATCCGAGGCTACAACGCCCGCCATCATCACGGATGGGAGCAAGCGAGATTGATAGCTTATCAGGCGCATTATTGCATGGGACTACCGAAGGGAGAAACAGCACCACTTGTGACGGAATGGTTAAAATTCCCATGGGAAAAAGAGCAATCGAGCAAACCCCTCACAGATGATGAACGTTCTCAGTTGCAGGCAGAAATGGATGCAATGAATGCAGAACTTGCAAAACAAAAAGAATAGGGAGCCCGCCGGCTCCCTTTAACGTTAACATTTGTCTTACTATGGAAAACGTAAAAACAACAAATAAAAACCTCACGGCTTGTATATCTTACCAGGTTACTGGTGTATCTTCAATCCATTCGTCATCGTCGATGGTAATGGTCATCGCTCGGCCCGTATTGATGATACCACCGCCATAACTGGTGATATGATTTCTCTGTATTGGAATGTCTGTGATGGTCACGCTGCCGAGGGTGGTGTCGTCAGAGGTCTTCAATGCAGCGGTAACGGCTGTGGTCCATTGAGTCGCACCACTGATTGTATAGACTGAGACGTTGAGATTCGTGGTTCCAATGTATGAACTCGGAATATTGACGCTGATTGGCGTGGACTGACTCGACAGAGCTTCGCTCGACTGATAATTTAGACCATAGTACCATGTGGAGGGTGTGATGGTGAATTTCGCGGCTGTTGCAGGCACTACATCAGTCGCACTGATTTTCAGTCGCCCGACGATACGAGAGAGGATGACGGACTGTGAGGTGGCGGTGCTGGGCGAAACGGTCATCGATAGTGTCGACCAGAAGGTGTCTCGCACAGTTCCCCAGATAATCGTCTTGGCATCGGTGTCGACGGTGGGATCAGAGCCACGAGAGGCGACGAAGTAGAGTGTGTGCGTCCCATATTCCATTGAGAGCGACGGCTGGCCAAAGTCGGTGTCTGTAGAAGTCTGATGCACGGTAGTTTGCAAAGCATCGCCGATATAATCAAACACCCAAACATCAGTAAGATTCATTTCAGCGAGTGTCGCGCGAGTCATTGGTTGAATGTCGGCATCCCCACCAAAGCAAAATGTAATGGTAGCGTGGGTTTCAATCGAATCAGAAGGAATCGTAATGTCGAGATTCGGTGATACTTCATACTCTTCGTTCTTCTCACAAGCGGCAAGCATTAAGGCCGCTGCCAAGGCCATCATTAACTTTTTCATAGTCTTTTGTTTTTATAGTGATTAAATATAAGGGGAGGGTAGCCCATACGTCTACCCTTTGTCCTTTCAGGGGATTAATCGAGTCGCTTGATGTACACGAAGCCGATAAAGAATTTGTGGCCGTCGAGCTCATCTTCGCGTTCATCGATGAATGCTGTGCAACGATATGGGAACTCATTCGCAGCCAACGAGCGAACAAAGTCCGTCTGATCAGTCGGGATATAGCCAAGGTGGTGGCGGTCTTCGGCTATAACCTTGATAGCATTAGAATCGTATTCGTTGTCGGGCTCTGGAACCAATGCGCATTCTACGCGACCAACATATTTGCCAATGCCGCTGCGAAAATTGATACCGGCAATTTTCAGGATGCGGAGATTGTCGAAAATAGAAAGCCAACCGCCATCGTCGCGCTTTTCAGGAAGAGACCCGCTATAAGTTCCACTATTGATAGCATCTGTCACGAATTTATCGCCGACGATATTGGCCTGGATAAACGCTTGAACACGTCGCGCCTCGTCTTCGAGATTCTTCAAGAGATCATCATCGCCCTGCTTATTAGAGCCGTACATTTTTGACGCCAGTTCCTTTTGAACGGCTTGATGGTTTGCCTGTGTATTCTTTTTTACTAATACAAAGATGGCTATACCCAAAACGATTAATACTATAATTTGTGTCATAGTTACTTGTTTTTAGTGTTTAACTTTTTGTTCTTATTAGGTCGCCCAAGTTTGACGGCGATCATATCAAAGTCGTCATGAACTGACTGTGCCAGTACTTTGGCATATCGCTGTGTCTGGGTGATGTTCGTATGGCCGAGCATCTTCGACACATTTTCAATCTTCACACCATTGCGTAACATATACGTTGCAAAGGTGTGACGGGCAAGGTGGGAATGTAGACGGGTCTTAATACCTGCCATCTGTCCGAGCGATTTCAAATGACGGTTGTAGTCGGCATTCGACATCTGAGGTATTTCCCATCCGTATTTTTCGAGCACCCGCACGGCTGGAGGCAACAGTTGACTGACATACGGCACACCTGTCTTTATACGCTCGCCGACATTCTTCCACGCTTTGCCATCCCATTTGTAATCGTTCGCATCGAAAGCCTGCATATCAGAGTAGGGCAGACCAGTGTACATTTGAAAAATGAAAAGATCATGCACAATATCGAGCACCGAACCTTTTGGAAGGATGATAGCCTCGAATCGTTTCATTTCCTCTTCGGTTAGGTATTCCACATTCTCGCGGTCGCCACGCTTGAATTTGCCTTTGAGTTTGTCGTATGGATTGCGGTCAATCTTATCGAATGACAATGCACGATTCAGCAGAGTCTTCAAGCATTT